CTGCTGTTGCTGCTGCTCGAAGTTGGGGTCGAAGTTGGGCGCCGTGATGGACTGGTCGAAGGGCTGCATGTCCTGCCCCAGGCGTCCAGTGAGTCCCTGAGCCTGATTAAACAGGGACTGCATGAAGGGGGAAAGCGTCTGGGTCTGCGTCCAAGGCCCTCCGCTGCTTCCGGTGTCTCCCGTGCCTCCAGGGACGAGCTCCGGGCCGTTGGGGCCCTGGATGACCTCTCCGCCAGGACCGCTGCCCAGGACTTGATTTCCGCCCCCGCCACCAGGCGATGCCGGTCCCTGGCTCCAGGTCGTCCCGCCGTAGATGGGGCTGTAGGTGTTGGTCCGGTTGAGCGTGGCCTCTTGCTGGGCCAGATTCGACAAGTCCTGCGTGCTGTAGCCGCCTCCGCCGAACATTCCGGGCATTAGGGCGCTCCCTTTTCTCGGCTCTGAATCTGATTCAGAAGCTTTTGGTATCGGCGGGCCCATGCGGCCTCGCGCTGCAAGGATTGGCAATGCCAGAGCTGCAGTTCGTTGTACGCGCGGCGATAGTATGCCAACTCTTCTTCCGGTGACATCTAGCTTGCCTCCTGCATGCCGCGCTGCAGTTTGCGCAATTCTGCCTGCCAGGGACGACAGGTGGTCGGGGTGAGCTTGAGAATCACCAGGTCTTCCTTCGGCCCAATCCCCTGCTTCACCCGGTCCACCTCGACGAAGCCCACTGTCTGGATGAGGGCCCGAATCCAGTCCGTCCGCTTGCTGCCGATGGTGACATAGCCGGCCTGGGCCTCCTGGGCGCCGAAGAGCCAACAGGCCCCGGCCCGAATGAGGGGCACGGCCGCTCGAGGATGCGCCAGGGCGATGGAGATACTCCCCCACGTCCTGCCCATCCGGCCGCCGAAGCCCATGGCCCCGAGCAACGTCCCATCCACGTCGCTGACGGCCCAGATGAGCCGAGTCTGCGGCGAGAGGGTGAAGTCCACCCGCTTGCCGAGCCAGGCAAGAACAACGTCATTCTGGCCGGCTTGAAGTCTCACATTGTCACCAAAGCGAACCCTCTTCGTAAAGTACATCGACTTGCACAAGCGTAGTCGGTTCGATGGCATAGCCCGTCGCAGCCACGGCCACGACATGGCCCTCCCCAAAGGCCCCGTTGAGCTGGGAAAAGGGGGCCAGGGACGTCGTCCCGGAGCTCCAAAGGGCCACGTCCCACAAGGCCACGTCCCAGAGGCTTCCTGCCGGAGTGATGGAGGGTGTGGTGGCCGGCGGAGGGGCCGTCAAGTCGTAGTCGAAGCGCGGGACAATCGAGTAATTGACCGGATTGCCCGTGGTGGTGAAGTAGGGCCGGAGCATCTGGACCCGCTTCCTCACTGCAGGCGTCCCATAGGCCTGGAAGCTGGAGAAGATGGTCCAGGGAATGGGTTGGCCTCCGGAACCATCGAGCTGGACGAAGTCCAGGCTTCCGGTCACCTCGTACAAGTCAGAGACAGTCCCCGCCTCGACGAAGTAGAGCTTGTTCAGCCAGACGCCCATGGTGAAGGCCGGGCGTCCCGTCAGCTTGCACCAGTTCCGCGTGGCGTAGGGGGCCGCGTAGCAGATGGGCAATCCCTGCTGCTGGGGGACGACGATGATGATGGCTTGTTCATCGGGGGTGATGACAATCTGCCAGCCATACAGCGTCCCGTTGAGCTGGACTTCCTCCTGGATGAGCGTCTGGATGTTCTTGGTGGCGTAGAGCGTCCTGTCGGCCAGGGAGAGGCCCTGGAGGTAGTGGGCTAGAGACATGACTCCAAGGTTGGTGAGGATGATGACGTCTCCGCCATCTCCGGCCGAGATGTTCCGGCCGACCGGGAAGCCACCGACGAACCAGACTCCGGTCAGCAGGAAGGCCCCGGCTACTTCCGGGTCACTACCGGAATAGACGCTGACGTTCCCGGCTTCGGAGATGATGATGAGGTTGTTCCCGACGCCATTGCCGGAGTCCACCGTCCAGTTGGCCATGCACTTCAGAGCGCCACCAGCAGGCTGGCTTCCACCGAAGTTGAAGGCCTTGGCCTCCCCAAAGACGGAGTCGAAGGGAAGAAACCATCCCGTCGAGCTCCCCCGCTCACAGAACCAGAGTCTCCGCATCCACACACAGGGAAAGACGAAGTCGTTGGGGTCCACCCCATAGACGCCGTCCGTCCCGCCGGCCGTGGCTGCAGCGGAGAAGGCCGCCCCATTGGCTCCATTTGTCGTCGTGGTGATGCCATTGCCCGCCGTTCCGGGCTCGATGGCCGTCACCGTCATCGCCGTTCCATTGGAAGTCAGGTTGACGATGGCCGCCGTGGCCGCATCGGAGTTGATGATGGCCATCAGATTCAGGATGGTCGTCCCGGCATCCGTGGCGAACGTGGCGACGTAGGTGGTGCCGTTGATAACGCAGGTGGCAGTCCCAGATGTCGGGGGCGTGTAGACGCTGATGCTGGGCGTCCCCGTTCCGACTCGCTGCCAGGTCTGCGTGGACTCCGTGTAGAGGTAATAGCCGTTGACCTCGTCACAGTAGATGCAGAAGTGGTCACCAATCGAGGAGTAGTTGGTAGAGCTCCCAACGCCCGCCAAGCCCGTGGTGTTGGCAAAGGCAATGGCGAGTGTCGGAGCGGCTCCTGTCACCGAGCAATCGAAGATGCCCTGATTGGCGGCGACGAAGAGCTTGTCTCGAGTCCCATCCTCTCCATGGAAGGGAATCAGCGTATATTGTCCGGAGGCGCTGTCCAGGCCCCCGGAGGTGGCGGCCCGGTCGAAGCTGGCTCCATTGGCCGCGTTGCTGGTGGTGGTGATGCCATTGCCCAGAGTCCCCAGGGCCTTGGCCGTCACGGTCATCTTGTGGCTGGCGAGGGTGACGGTCACCAGCGCGTTGGTTGGAGCGTCAGCTTGAATCAGGGCAATCAGGTCGTTGACCGTCGTGTCCGCATTGGTGTGGAACGTCGCGGTGAAGCTCACTCCGTTGATGACGCATGTGGCGGTCGAGGAAGTCGGCGGGGTGTAGATGCTGATGGCCTGGAGGTAACCGACGTTCTGAGTGTGGACGGCGCTGCCCAGCCTCGAGGTGGCCCCGCCTGCCCCCGGAAACAGGTTCTCCATCTGTACGCACTCGTCTGGCTCCATCTGGCTCAAGGCGGCAACGGAGTTGATGCCTCCCGTGGGAGACACCCCCGTCACCGTCTTGAGGGCCTGAGCTCTGGCGTACAGGGCGGGCATTGTTAAGGCTGGCCAAACCCAGAAGGAGGTACGTTGTTCAGGGCATCCAAATAACGCATGCCGAACCCATTGTCCGACATGTTGATTTTGGGAGCGCCCTGGTCGGTGCCGACAGCGTTGTCCAAAGCCGCATCGAACTCTGCCGCCGCTGCCGTGGAGTCGAAGCCCTTGGCCGCGAGAAACGCCGCCTTGAGCCCGCACTGGAACATCAGTTCATCAAAGAGCGGGATGTCTCCGGCGTTCTGGAGCGTCTGTGCCCGCTGGTCGAGGGTGGTTGTTCCAGAGGGCTGGACCCAGGCATTGGATTGGTACTCGAATGCGATGGTCTGGGCTGCGGGGTTGGGGCTCGGGTAGACCGCGAACGTCCCGCCCCACTGCCGGAAGCCCAGATAGATGGTGTATTGGTTGGAGACCAAGCCAACCAACCACTCCCAGCCCTGGGCCGTCAGAGGACCGGCCATGGGCAGACGGCTGGTTCGGTTCCAGGCCGTCTGGTTAATCATCCGGTTGAAGTCGTTGGGCAGGGGATAGAACGTCACCTCCGGCGTGGGCGGACCGGTGTTGACCGTCTGGAACGTGTAGGTGCGGTTGAGGAGCTGCCACTCCGCCCGGCGCATCAGTTGCTTGCCCAGCTTGTTTGCCAGGACGAGCATCTGGATGAAGTTCGGGTCCGTGGAGGACAGTGGGGCAGCAGAGCCATTCAAGCCCACCTCCACCGCGACGTTGTTAATCATCGTCGAGATGGTGGGAAACTGCGCCTGCAGCCACGTCAGCGCTGGGGTGGGCTCCTGAGCCATTTACTTGGCCTTGTCCGCCATGGCCCCGGCAAGCGACTGGATTTGGGCGCGGAGTTCCTGAATCAGGACAGCCTGGTCCTTCTGGACTTGCTCATTCGCGTTCTTCCACTGCTGGAGCTCGTCCTTCTCCGCCTGGAGCCTCGAGGCCTCCTTGCCCCTCAG